AAGAACGCGACGAAACAGAACATCGCCATTGCACCCAACCCCATGACTGGCGAGCCTGTTCAACAGATGAACACCATCGAGGCCGTAATCTGGCCGCGCCGCGTAGAGAAACGCATCCAGCGCACAGTAGTGGGCAAAAAGAAGATCAGCGAAGAGACGAACCCCCTGGGTGTGGACTCGGACAGCGAGCCCATCCTGCCCATCATCACGCTACCCCATGACCGCACGCTTGCCGGCTACCCAACCAACCCGACCACCAGAGCGTATGAAATATCACGCAGCCGAAACAAGCGCCGGATGCAGAGCATCTACGTAGTGACCAAGAACATCGACGCCCCTATTGTCATGACCAGCGGAAGTAGGTGGGTGAAAGATGACGTGCATGGCGACTGGATCGAAATGGCGAAGGACTCGCCACACCCCATCACCCGCCTTATACCCGGCACATCAAGCGCCGAACTGGTAGGCATGGAGCAACGCGACAAGGAGGACATAAGCGACGAGTATGATATGCCCGAAGTGTTCAGGGGCAAGATACCGCCCGGCCAGTCAAATATCGCAGGCAGAACTGTCCTCGCCCTCCAGGAAACCGTAGGCGTCATGAGCCAGCCCTTCACCCTGGCGCTTGAATCCAGCCTTGAGGCGTTGGGCAAGGTCTTTGCCGCCCTCGCCCTGAAGGTATGGCCGCGCAAGATGTGGGAGCGCCTGATTGAGGCCGACGAGATGCAGACTTGGCAGCCAGAGCAGGAGAAGCAGATCGACCCGCAGACCGGACAGCCTGCCGAACCGGAACCGGACGCCATCAGCGCCAAGTGGGAGAACGCACTCGACCGCATCACCGGCGAGACCGTGACAGGTGAACCAATAGACGACAAAGACCGGATCAAGATGCTGGAGATGGACATCAAGATCGTGGCCGGCAGCACGCAACCGACGAACCGCATGGCAAAAGCAGGCGTAGCGATGGAGTTTGTCAAGGCCGGGATTTACGACCCGCAGGCCGCCCTTGAATACATAGACGATCCGAAACGGGATGAAGTCATAGAACGCCTGGAACGCAGGCGCCAGGAAGAAATTGAGGCCATTAAACAGGGCGAAGCGGTGAAGGGGACGAAATGAGGCGCACACTGACGGATATAATAATCAGCACTATAAGCATCGTCCTGTCCCTGGCGGCCATCGGATATATTGTTTTTGTGGGGTGCGGGTGCCCATGACGGAGATACGTTGCAAGAAATGCAACCGGTTGCTAATTAAAGTACCAGAAAAATATGCATATCTATGGAAAGAAGGATACTTTGAACTTAAATGCCCGAAATGTAAATATCTAAATAAGTTTTAAGAGCTGTTCGACAGCCAATAAGTAAACAGAGCCTTACGAAGGCCGGATTTGAGAGAGAAATCTTTCAGTCCGGCCTTTTTTATTACCCGCCCCGGCGGTATCCGGGAGCTTAAACCACTTGACGGGCAGCGTCATGCAAGGAGGACAAAATGCCAGTGGGAGATTATCACGAAGAGACGTTCGACAAGGACGAACTCGCCGCTTTGGGAGAAGCGGAAGGAACGGTCGCGGCCACGACCACAGAAACAGACACGACCGCGCAAGACAAGGACAAGGGACCGGATACCCTCGACGATGACAAGGACAAGACCGACGACACGGCTAAAACCGAGCCGACCGACGAAGAAAAAGCAGCACTGGAAAACAAGGGCGCCCGATTCGAGGATGGATTTATCATCGACGAGGACGGCGAAAAGATTCCCCTGAAACGCTTCCGGGAAGTTTACCGCGAAGCCAAGGAAGGGGAAAGAACCAAGGAGAAATTAGACCTTTTCAAGAGGTTGGGTTCAGAAGGGTATTACCAGGTTTATCCCGACGAGAAACCGGAAGGACACGCGCCAGCCAGAGAGACCGCGCCGCCAGACACCGATATCGGCTCGCTGATAGTTCAGCAACCCGACGGAACCTATGACGGCATGACTCTCCGGGAAGTCTACGACATCGACCCGATATTCGCCAACCGATTGCAAACCGATTACCTGTGGAATCAGAAGCAGGACGCGGAACGGCAGCGGGGCGAGGCGGAGCGACTTCAAAGGGAAGCGGCAACGGAGATTGAAACCTTCGGCAATTCCATAGCCAAAGAGATGTTCGGCAAAGAAGCCGCGCAACTCTCAAAGGAAGAAGAACCGAAGATTGCCGAGACTATCCAACGGGTGCTCGACTGGATGAACAAGACCCACCGGGGCGGCGGAGTGATCGCCGACGGATATTTCCTGATGAACAAGGAAGGACTGCTCAAGAAAGCGGCGGAAAACGCCGGGAAGAGCACCCTCCGAAGCCTTCAGGATCGGAAGGGACCGGCCAGCATCGACACCGGCCACGGCGGGGAACTCAAGGAAACAGGATTTGAGGCTTACGAGAAAATGACGGAGGATCAACTTACCGACAAGATTGACGCCATGCCCGACAAGGAAATGGCGAAATTCTTCCGGGAAGCTCCAAAATCACTACGTGCCAAGCATCCAAAGTTACCCTGGGACTGAACTGTAAAGAAAAGGTCCAGCAGACATAAAGGAGAAGAACAATGGCTGATTGGACATTTGCAACAGGAAATGCGCTCACCCGCAAGGCATGGGCGAAGAAATGGTGGATGGAGGCCAAGGTCGAAAGCTATTTTTACGCTAACGGCTTTGTAGGCACCGGTTCACAAAACATAATCGTCGAATTCCCTGACCTTGAAAAAGATCAGGGCGACGTCCTTTACCTGGGTGAATTGATGCAACTCGACGAAGGCGGCGGCGTGGCTAACGACTCCACGATGGAAGGGTTTGAAGTAGCGCCCGACACCTACGACGATGCGATCACCCTCACCCAGATCAGAAACGCAATCCGCACCGCAGGCCGGGAATCTGAGATCAGACCGTCCGACAACGGCACCAGGGCATACGCCAAGGAATTGCTCCAAACCTGGATGGCCGCAAAGATCGACCAGGACATTTTTACCGCCCTGGGGACGTCCTGCACAAAAGGCATCTACGGCGGAGACGCGACAACCACGGCGACCATCGAAGCCGGCGACTACATGACGCTTTCGTTGATATCCAAATGCGTGGCTTACTGCGCGAAGGCATCCCCACTCATCGCCGGCCCGACCGTAAAAGGCAAACAGATGAACGGCGTTATCGTTATCTCCCCCGACCAGGCGTTTGACCTAAGCGAGAGAGACGCAGCCTGGGCGCAGGCGCAGAGAGAAGCGCAGAAACGTGGAAACGACAACCCGATCTTCACCGGAGCGCTCGGCATCCATAAAAACGTGCCGATCCATGAACATCAGAGAGTTGCGACAGTAGGAATCGTCGGAGGATGGGGCGCGACTTCCGTTCTCGCCGGGGCACAGGCGCTCTTTATGGGCATGAAGTCCGGGGCGATAGCCTATGCACGGAAGAAGGTCTGGGAAGAAAAGACCTTTGATTACCAAAACAAGGTCGGCTTCTGCATCGGCAGCATTTACGGCGTGACGAAAGCGGTGTTTAACAGCGCCGATCTCGCCGTCGTGGGCGTCTACACCTACAGGAGCGACAATTAATGATTTTGCGGATAGGAGTTCACTGGCCGTGCGCTCTGAAAAAGGAGGAACTCCCGACCTCCTTTCCGCAAAGTAACCAAATCGGGGACAAGGGAGGAAGAGGAAGATGCCAAGACCAAAATTGATTGACCCGGTTCAGAAAGCAGGAACGGCACAGGAAGAAAAGGAACTCGGGGCGCTCGATATCAAAAAGACGGGGGGCTTGACCTTTAAGCCGATCCCCCCGGAAAGAGCGCGAGTTACAAGGCCATTCGACGGATATCCACTGGGATCGAAAAAGATCAAGTTCGGACTGGTGGACACGTTTCAGACCTACATCGTGGCGCTAAACCCGACCGTGCCGATAGCGCAAGACCCGTCGAATCGAAAAATAAAACAGAAGGACGGCCACATGGAACAGGTGCGGACTGCCCATAGTCGTTTTATCCGCGACCGCGAGACGAAATCAAACACCATCTGCGTGTTTGACCGGGATATCGAAGTGGATGGCCGCATGTACCAGTGCGCCATCATCCCGTCTCACAACGTGCGAGCCCAGGTCTGTTTTAACCTCGACCCTAACAATGGCCGGATCAAAGTAGACAGCCGTTATCTCCTACTCGACAGCGAGCAAGTCGGTAGACTGAAACGGGTGTTTGAACAGGTAATAAACCCGCTTGTAAAAATGGAACGGGAAGCCGCTTTTATTTCCGGTGAATCGCAAACCGATACCGGAGAGGTGGAACCCATTACCGAAGAGTGAGGATTGAAGAATGGCAAATATAGAAGCTCAGATCAAACCAACGGGAATGTCCCAGCGGAACCTCGTAGACCTGCTTTACATGATCGTCAGTTCGATTCAGGGGATCTGCGCGAAGTTGGACGATGACGGAGGCGTTACTCTCGAAACATACGAAGCCAACGCCTACACCGCCATCTTCAACGGGTACATTGAGGACGTCAGAGGCAACACCATCATGAACAGGGTCAGTGCGGCAGACGACCGGTTTTTTATCATTTCACCGAATGGCCTGACCAACAAAGCCCTGCTCGAATGCCTGTATCAGATATTCGATATGATGGAGACCTTGACGGAGCAATGCGACACAGACGCCTTGACCGACAGCACCTACGAAGCCCTTTGTTATACCGCTCTATATGTCTGGATCATCGAAAACTGCAAAGGGGACCAGTTGGGGAATGGAACCGAGTTTTACTTCAGGGCGGGATCTGAAAACCGGAAAGAACTCGTCAACCTGCTTTACGCCATCGTGCACAGTATCGACACCCTGGCTACGAAGTTAGACGCGGACGGAACGGTTACGGATATCACCTACGAATCGCTGTGGTTTACAGCAACAATTTTAATGCGGGTAGAAAACTCGCAAGGAAATGTGGTCGGAAACGACACCACTATTGCACCATAAGGAGGATGACATGAACAGATTCAAACTTTTTGTATTAACCCTGGCTTTCTGCTTTATCGCAGCTCCGGCCGCGGCAACTCTCCAGGATATGCAGGCATCCGTCTATAAGTGGGAAGGCGGGATGGGGGCAGATGGACGCCCCGTACTGACCCAGATCACCAGCGGAATCACCTTCCAAGTCTTGGCCATCAACACAACCACAGCGGAGAGCCTGTATTATCCGCAGAAACTAACCAGTCTGACGAACCCGGTTAGCACAACCAACTTCGCCTCAACGACGGTCTGCAACAAGAGGGTAGCTTTCCGGGTAGACCCGACCGACGCCACAAACGACCGATACGTTGACCTGATCGTAACCGATACCAACGGTGGTTATTCCATTTTCGTTGAGAATTTTGACCAGTATCAGCATACCATTGTCATCGATGAGCGGCCAAATGTCGTACATCAAGGCACGATCTGGTGGTCTGCTGTGTCTACCACGGAGAAACTGTCGGGCGTTACGTTCCTGCCCTATACGTTCATTCAGGACGTGCGGGTAGAGGTAGTTGGCACCGTAGCATCAGGTTACCTGGATGTTGGCCTGAAAACGTATGACAGCGACGGATTCCGGGACAACGTGCTCCTGACAACTGCTGGATTCATCCAGGACACGGGCGTAATTACTTCCGGGGCGTCGAATGACTACACGGCGGTAAGCACCTACGGCGC